TTACACAGTCGACATAATCTTCGTCGGTGTAATTAGCGCCTACGATATACCCGTCTATGATTCTTTGAGCTTCCTCATTGATCATTTCATTACCTCTCTTTCATATTCTTCCCTGCTGACCTGCGTACAGCGGTCGACGGTCAGACCGTTACTGAACGTGGTGCGGTAGCAGATCTCATATGTATTCGGCGGTATGTAGTGGCTGTCGACGACCTCGGTGAACGAGTACCGCACAACGGGCTTGTCCTGCACGGTGCAGGATGACAGGACGATCATGGCGAAGATCAGATAGATCAGACGTTTCATGACTCTTTCCTTTCTCTTCTCGGACATTCTTTTGTTTCTTTGAAATTCGCCCAGAATATAGGCAAATAATAAAGATCACTTCTTTCAAAAAGCTCTTGTGTCAGCTGTGCGCGATAACAGCTTCGGGGGCATTTGTGCTTTTTGTAATCTGCACAATGCGTTGCGTCATGGTTCATGCTTTGCCCTCCTAATCTTTAAACAGTAAGATAAGTAAAAGGATAATGATGACTGCCCAGCCTTGATTATATGTCACTTCTTATCCTCCCTGTCGTTCCTGCCGATCTGCAAGATCGCCATGATGGTGACGCCGAGGCAGCCGCCGATGACGGCACCGATAATCAATCCTAAAACCATAATCGCTCACCTTCTCCTATTTCAGAATAAGCATAATTGTCCATCCAGCCCGACCATGTGTCCGTATTCATCAAATTCCCACGGAACCCCGATATATGACAGAACACGCCCCCAGCCGTACTTATTGCCGTTTCTATCTGTACAGCAGTCATACATCCAGTAATGCCATTCCTGCGGATTATCTTCATGGAGCCGATCAAAGCGGTGCGGGCGGGCTTCCATATGGATACCAAATCCACACATATTACATCCTGTTCGTTGAGCGCGAGTCGTGTATAAGGTACCGTCAGATTTACGGAGAATCTCTCCGTATACTCTCGGAACGGGAACATTCAAGTCAAGAGCAAGCTGTAATAAATCCTGTCTCATGAAGATAGCAAAAGGACAACTCCGAATCGTATTTTTACCGAAGTAATTACAACCGTTCTTCATAAGACCAAGTTCCCTTTGCCCTCCCTCTGAAGCCATCAGCCCCAGGTATGGTACTGAGTTATGTTCCTTTGCCCAATCGTCAGCAGGCTTTTCTTTCATCCAATAACAGCAATCAGCTGAAACAGGAAAATCGGCAATTTTGCACTGCAAGTCGGGTCGATGTGACTGATAGTGACCGCCGAACAGTTCAATCCATTTATCGGGTAACTTAATTTTCTCCGAATGTTGATAACGTCCCTGTTCTCCCATATCGCCGGTCATAATTGCGTGGATGAAGGTCTGTTTATCGGAATTTGGTTGCTGTAGTAGTCCAATCTTGCGAGCTTTCGCTTTGCTGACAACAGGAAAGCCGAGTTCGCGCAGAACTTGCGTTTTTGTTTTATACGGTTTGATACGGACAACACCGAGTTGCTTGTGAACCTCTTGAATACTTTTGTCCTCAAGACTAGACACACTGATTGCTGGCATGTCTAAACCAACTGAACGTAAAAACAGTAAAAGCGTGATACTGTCAAGTCCGCCTACGCTGATATGTACGTTCAGACCACGCCTGTTGCATTCGTTGTAAAACTCCCACGCTCTGATCCTCGCATAGTTCTTTTTGAATTCATACGGCATTTTTTGTTTCACGGCAAAATCTGCCATACTACGATTTCCGTTGGCTATTGCGACTTTGCTATTAAGAAAATCTGTATCATTCATCTTCGTTTAAACCTCTCGATCACAAGTCGGTTGTAATTCTCAATCTTGTACCGTCTGAATGCCCTGTTACGGCCTTTCTCAGCGCGTATTTCTTCACGCTCAGCGGCAAACACTTTGTATCGTTCGCACTCGGCGTGACACCTCGCTGATCGTTCGGAACAGTCCTTACAAGGCGGCTTGTTTTTCATCATTTCGAACTTCTCCTTGACAAACCGTCGCGGTCTGTCTATACTTAAAGTAAGATGTTTTCATCTGCCGATTGACAGCGTGCCAGCGCCTCAGTCGGCTTTTTTCTTTTCATCGTCATCCGGCTCAAGCATATCGCTCAGATCGGCGACCATGTGCCTGCCGATCCAGATGATCGCCGCCGCCATGACCACACAGGCGATCGTCAGCAGGATGTAGCGTACAACAGGGGATATCATCAGTCATCCACTCCTTTCATCAGCTCTTCAAAGGTGATGTTGAAAAATTTGCAGAGAGCCTTTGCCGCTCTTAAACTGGGCTCATATCGTCCGCGTTCCCACTGTAAAACAGTCCTCTGAGAGTAAAATATTTTCTGCCCCAGCCGCGCTTGTGTCAGCCCGCGCTGTTTACGGAGCTGCTTGATCTTCTGCCCGATCGTCAACGACCTCAACTCCTTTCTCGGCGAGCATTTTGATGTACTCCGGACTGACCTTTGATCCTGCGCGGACAGTATTCTTGGGCTTGTCCATCTTCTGCTTGAGCGCGTCGTCAAGCTCGTCGAACCGCTTGCGGATCCTCTTATGGGCTTCATGGTGCTTCTCGCGGTGTCGGCGGTCATGCGCGTCCTTCTCCTGTACCGCCTTTGCGAAGAGGATCGCGCATGCCGCAAACAGGATCGCGCTGAGGATCGTGACCGGGATAAGATTGGCGGTCATGCTCAGACCGAAGCCCAGGATAGCCAATATCGCGAGATAGTGGAATAGAATGATCTTGTTCATGTTCATGGTTGTATCAACCTCCTTGTAATTCTTCGGGGTGAGCGGTGTAGTACCGACTCATGCTGTCCCCCATGTTCTTGAGCATCGCCTGCTCGTACTTCTTGCGATCTTCCTCTGAGACGAGCCACGTTACGTTGTCGTCCTCGTCGATCAAAAGATACGGGATCTCTTTGCCGTCGACTATGATACTGATCTCACCCGACAGACCTTTGCTTCGTCCCATCTATATCACCTCTTTTCATCATATGCCGTCACGGCTTGGTCTCTTTCCTCCGGCATTAAGCGAACGCGCCGCCTAAGAGCTTTGAATTTGCAACCATTTAACATTTTCTTAGAAGGCTTCCACATGGATACATGGCTTGGCGACCGCTCCAAACTGAATTTAGCATTAGTAAATTCAGAGTAGCATTTGAATGATATCAGTTTGGTGTCAGCTGTCCGCTAAACAGCCGACAGGCGACGCGCTCGCTTAACGCCGGAGAATATTCGAATGTTATCGTGAGAGCTCGACACGCGTGTCAGCCCGCGGCGATCTCTTCCGATTTGGTTGTGATCTGATCGCTCTCGACCTCGATCTCTACCTCGCTCATAGCGAGTGCCAGATGGAGCAGGACGGTGCCCGAAGGCTTGCGGGTCAGCTCGTAGGTCGTGACATACGGCACCTTGGAGCCGTCCACCTCGATCAGAAACTTGTCTTTGCGATCAATGATTTTGAGTGTTGCCATAGTTCCTCCTTGCTATCTTGAAGAATCCGATTTCATTCTTTTGAAAGGACTCTGTCGCTTCTTCCGCAAGATCATCATGAAAATGTCCCGAAAACTGGGTTGATATTCTTTAACGACGGTCTTTCTCTGAAGCGTGTTCATTGTAGCCACACGCTTCTCATAACTCCGACGGCTGCGACGTCGATGATTGAGTGCACTGCTCATAGTTGTCACCTCCTTATCTTGCGTTTGACTATTCTGTGCGTTGCGTATTTGGGACGTTATGAGCAAAAAAAATCTCGCAGGGATTATCTAGTTCCAAGAAGTCAGTCAGACGAATTATCTCCGATAACCTAAATTCTCGTTTTCCTGCAAGTTTCCTTGATAAGGAATTTGAGGAAATTCCAATAGCTTTAGCAACTGACTCTTGGGTTTCTCCTCTTTCCTTTATTTTGCCTTTTAACATATTGACATTCATTGTAATCACCTCCGTTGCATATTTGGGATAATTCTATTATATACTGTATTTTTCTTTTGTCAACCCATTTCTGCAACTTTTTTAAAAAAACTGTTGCATTTTTAGTCCGAGCGGGTTATAATACAATTATTCTATAATGCAGGTGATTCTAATGACTGAAAAACAAACTAAACAAATGCAAGAGATCGTTGCGAGAATCAAAACCAGACGAGAAGAATTAGGCTTGAGTTTTCAACAGTTAGCGGATTTAACCAATATGAGCAAATCAACTCTCCAGAGATATGAAACTGGAGGAATAAAGAATATTCCTCTTGATAAATTAGAAGTATTAGCTCGTGCATTATCTACAACACCTGAATGGATATTAGGTTGGAATAGAGAAATCACGGATTTAGATAAAGTTGTGCTTTCTAATTTTCCGGGATTTAATCCAAGTAAAAATTATATCAATGAATTGGATTCTGTTTCTCCTCTTTCTACCAATAACATCTTCATGCGCCCACTCTATGACAGTGTTGCAGCCGGCTTTAATATATTGGCTCAAAACACCGTTGTCGGCTATATTCCTACACAGATTGCTTCTCCGAGCGAAAAAGAAAAATACATCTGGGTCAATGTCGTCGGCGACAGTATGTCCCCTATGATCGACGACGGGTCAAAGGTCTTAATTAAACTGCAGGATTCCGTTGACAGCGGTCAGATCGCTATTATATTGATCGACGATGAAGAAGCTGTCGTCAAGCGTGTGGTCTACGGCGACAACTGGATCGAGCTGCAGTCCGTCAACCCGTACTACCCTCCGCGTCGCTTCGAGGGGCAGGACGTCCGGCGTGTAAGAGTCATGGGGCTGGTCAAAGAAGTATCAAAGAGTATAAACTAAATAAAAAACCGTCCTACCCTGCGGGAACAGGATAGGACGGGTGTCGTACACAAGGGTACAACGAATATGGTCGCCAAACCATATCAATATTCTAACATACCCTTGTGAATTTTGCAATAGAAATTACAAGGGTATTTTTATACCCTTTTTGAGGTGTGATATGAATATTGAGTTAAAAACCGCCGCGGCTTATATCCGCGTCAGCACCGATAACCAGACGGAGCTCTCCCCCGACAGCCAGATCAAGGAGATCCGCAAGTACGCAAAGCAGCACGGCTACATCGTGCCGAACGAGTACATCTTCCGCGACGACGGTATCAGCGGCAGACGCGCTGAGAAGCGCCCCGAGTTTATCCGCATGATCGCGACCGCTAAGCAGAAGCCCGCGCCGTTCTCCGCAGTATTGCTGTGGAAATTCAGCCGCTTTGCCCGCAACCAGGAAGAAAGCATCTTCTACAAGGGTATGCTCTCGCGCAACAATGTCGAGGTCAAGTCGATCTCCGAGCCGATCCTGGACGGACCCTTCGGCAGTCTGATTGAGCGCATCATCGAGTGGTTCGACGAGTTTTACAGCATCAACCTGTCGGGTGAGGTCAAGCGCGGCATGACGGAACGCGTCGAGCGCGGCGGAGCGGTGTCTATCCCCGCCTTCGGCTATGACATTGTTGATAAGAAGTATGTCGTCAATCCCGAGACCGCTCCGATCGTGCGGCAAATCTACGCCGATTATCTGAATGGCATGGGCGCTCTGCAGATCGCCCACAAGCTCAACGATCTGGGAATCCGCACCACCCGCGGCAACCTGTGGGAAAACCGCACGGTCGACTACATCCTGCGCAATCCCGTGTACATCGGCAAGATCCGCTGGAATCCGAACGGCAGGACGCGCCGCGACTATGACAATCCCGACATCATGATCGTGGACGGTCAGCATGAGCCGATCATCGACGAGGTCAGCTTCAACAAGGTGCAGACAGTATACGAGGTCAATCAGAAACGGCACGCGCGCTATGCCCACAGCACCGGCAAGAAATACATGTACATGCTCCACGGGCTGGTCAAGTGCTCCGACTGCGGCGCGAGCCTGTCGATGTCCGCGAAAGGACAAGGGCTTCAATGTATCAGATACACTAAGGGTCAGTGCAAAACGTCCCACTACATCTCGCTGAACAAAATCAATGAGAAGGTGATCCGATATATCGACGTTGCCTTCACGACAGGCGTCTTCGACCTGGTCGTCAAGCCGACCGCCACACAGCAGGAGCCGTCACAGATCGACATCGAGGCGATGATCGAAAAGGAGCTGAAAAAATACGTTCGAATCAAAGAGGCGTTCGAAGCGGGCGTCTATACAGTCGAAGAACTGCGCGAGAGCCGCGAGCTGATCGACGAGCGCATCAACGCCCTACAGAAGCAAGCGGTGAAGCCGCGGCAGTCGCAAGACGCGCTGCGCAGGAAAATCATTGAACAAAACAAAGACGCGGTGCAGACGCTGAGAGACCCCTCTGTGAGCGAGCAGGCGAAGAACGATCTGCTCCGCAGTTTCGTCGATCACATCATCTTTGACCGCGAAAATTCCCGAATCAGCGCCAAATTCTATATTTAACCCCCTCAAAAATCCCATTCCCATGCGAAAAACAGCCATTATCTGTTTTTGGTGTATGGGGGTCCCGACGGCGAGCTCGGCGCGTCTATGCGCTATCTGGCACAGCGTTTCTCAATGCCGCTGCCGGAGCTGAAGGCGACCTTGACCGATATCGGTACCGAGGAGCTGAACCATCTGGAGATGGTGGGAACGATCGTCTATCAGCTGACGCGTAACCTCAGCGAGGAAGAGATCAAGAAAGCGGGTATGGACGCCTACTTTGTCGATCATACCACCGGCATCTATCCCGCGTCTGCTGCAGGCGTACCGTTCGACGCCTTCGCGATCGCCAGCAAGGGCGATCCGATCACCGACCTGCATGAGAGTCTGGCGGCAGAACAGAAGGCGAGAACCACCTATGACAACATCCTGCGTTTTTGTGACGATCCCGACGTCATCGACCCCATCCG